GCGAAAGATGGATTCGGAGAGCTGGAAGCACGTATTCAGCGCCAGCCTGAAGAAACAGGACACGGTACCGGGTATCGACGGCGGCTTTGTTGTGCTGGGGCAGTCCACCAGCAAGATGCGCGTCGGCGAGATGCGTGACCTTATTGAATTAATCCATGCCTTTGGTGCCGAGCGGGGCGTTCGGTTCAGTGACGAATCCGCCAGGGCGAGGAAATGGGCTTCCCGATTTGGAGATGCAGCATGAGCAGCAACGTTGAAAATAAAATAATCACGTATTTGTCCGGCGCTGGCTGGGCCACCTCGAAAGAAATCTGTACCAACACAGCTCACAAGATGGGAACTATTGCTGTTTTGCTTAACAAGCTGGAGAGTGAAAACACCATAGTTAGCAAGCCAAATCCCGCGGTACAGAAAGGAAAGCTCTACAAGGTAAATGGCATCAAATCTGGATTTATGGCGGATTTTAACCGGCTACTGAGCAGCGCAAGGAGCAATAATGCGGCGACAAGTTAGCGTCACACAGAAAGCACTCGATAACCTGATTTACCAGCCTACACCCCGCAGCCGCAGCAAACGAAAACCCATCCCACCAGCCAGCCAGGTACAGACATTCGATTACGTCTGGGAACTCATGCAGGCCAAATGGAACCGGAGATCGGCACGATGACGGCCTATTACAACGAAATTGATCCGTATGCGGCCCAATGGCTGCGCAATTTAATTGAAGCCGGTCAGATAGCGCCAGGCGTAGTGGATGAAAGGAGCATTGAAGATGTTACACCTGGAGATTTGCGCGGATTTACCCAATGCCACTTCTTCGCCGGCGTTGGAGTCTGGAGCTATGCATTGCGCCAGGCCGGGTGGCGAGACGATCAGCTCGTCTGGACCGGAAGTTGCCCATGCCAACCTTTCAGCGCGGCAGGCAAAGGAAATGGGTTTGATGACGAGCGGCACCTATGGCCAGCATTCCAGTACCTCATTGAAAAGTGCAAGCCTCAGCACATTTTTGGCGAACAGGTTGCAGCAGGTAACGCAAACGCATGGTTCGACCTTGTACAAGCAGACCTGGAAGGAATGGGATACGCCTTTGGGCTTACGCCGTTTACGGCAGCGAGCATCGGTGCACCGCACATCCGAGAAAGAGCGTACTGGGTGGCCCACGCCGACAGCATCCTCATTGACAGGGGCGGGAACGTCGGGACGGCAGGGCGGGATGAATATTCAAACGGCGGTGACGCTGGCGGGTTGGCAAACGCCAGTTGCGAACGACTCAACGGGATCAACCCACTGCTACAGCGGAAGCAATCAGGACGGAACGCCGAAAATATGTCTGAAGCTACCAGGGACGGTATTGCTGGCGGGCTGGATCACACCGACATCACGGGACTGGAAGGACTCATCTGGGATGATAGCGCAAAGGGATGGAAAGGAGAGGCTGGATCAGCTACCACGCCAGGCATACACAGCAGGCCCCTTGAGGTTAACGGTTTTTGGCGTGATGCAGACTGGCTCTTTTGTCGAGATGGACAATGGCGTCCAGTTGAATCCGGCACATTCCCGCTGGTTGCAAGGTTTGCCAAATGCCTGGGACACGGTAAGTCCTCACTACGAGCACTGGCTGGCCGCAACCGAACTGGCCGATTGAAAGGCTATGGCAACGCGATAAACGCTGAAGCTGCAAGACACTTTATTGAGGCATACATGGAGGCTATCTATGACACAACAGCCTGATCCCCTCTGCGCTAAATGCGGCATACCGCTATCGCCAGACGAGGCGCACGTATGCGAGGAGTGCAGTGCAACGCTGCTTGATCCTAATTTCGATATGACAGGAGAAGATGATGGCTAAAGGCATCAAGCCGAAGCCTCGAAAGTGCAAATGCTGCCCTGAGAAGTTTATCCCCCGCAATAGCCTCCAGATCGTCTGTTCTCCCAAATGTGCAATCCAACTCGCTAACCAGCTATCCGAGCGCAAGCAAAAGCGCCAGGAGAAAGCGGAGCTAGACAAATTACGCATGCGAAGGGAAAAGCTCAAGACTAAATCGGAATGGTCTAAAGAGGCTCAGGTTGCCGTAAATCGCTATATATTTTGGCGCGACTACGGGAAGCCATGCATTGCTTGTGGCAGGCCGCTTAATTATGGCGTGCGTGGCGGGGCAGTAGATGCAAGTCACTACAGGTCACGCGGTTCGGCATCACATCTTCGGTATAACATTTTTAACATCCATGCGGGCTGCGTTCGATGCAACCGCGAGCTATCCGGGAACCTTATCCCGTTCCGAATAAACCTCATTGAGAAGATTGGCGCCGGGCGCGTCGAGATGCTCGAACATGACAATACACCCCGCAGATTCGATATCGAGTACCTGAAACGCGTGAAAGCAATATTCACACGGCGGGCACGTCATTTCGAAAAGCTGCGCAAAAGACATTTGGAGGCAGCGTGAAACCTGAAATTCTAACTGCAGAATATCTGAGAGAGTGCTTGGATTATGATCCGCTGACAGGCGATTTCATCTGGAGAACTCGTCCAGCTCACCACTTTAAAGATGGGAGCTATCAGGCCAGATGGAACAGCCGATACGCAGGTGGCACAACTGGCATTATTGGCTCCAATGGTTATCTCCGCATCTCGATTGATAACAAGAAACATTACTCTCATCGTCTCGCATGGATGATTACGAAGGGAGAGTGGCCGCAGCATGTCGATCACATCGACGGATGTAGAACTAACAACCGACTCTCGAATCTTCGCTCTGTAACCCGATCTGAAAACCAAAGAAATCAAAAGCTACGCAGCGGTACTTCTTCAGGTCATCTGGGAGTGATTGTAGATCGCCGGACAGGGAAATTTATTGCCCAGATAAAAGTTTGCGATAAGCGCATTTATCTCGGTGTATTTGCCGACCTATCTGAAGCAATAAAAGCCAGAGAAGAAGCAAACGTTAAGTACGGATTTCATCCGAATCATGGAAGAAAAACCACGGAGGCAGCATGACCATACGTGAATTAAGTCTCACCAAAGAGCAGCACGACTGGCTGAATGGCTGGCTGGAATTATGGGGCGCATGGGTTTACAGCGGAAGGCTGGAAAAGCGCCAGAGCAGCATGATCGCTCAGTGGATGGCGACGGTAGAGCCGCAGCCGGGTATGTCCAGACCAATGTGCAATGACGATGACGGAATGTTGATTTCTCAGGTCGTAGATTCCGTCATGTACATCGACAAAAAAGCTTTCGGCATCCTGCTAAGTTACTACGCTCATGGTTCTTCCAAGCGAGCCATTGCATCCTACTATCACAAGGTTGCAAGTCCCCGCAAAATGTCAGGAAGGGGCGGTGAACAGCTGCGCCAGCCATCAATGACAACTTGCCGCCGTGAAGTGGATGACATCCTGAATGCATCACTGTATTTAATACACACTCCGCTGCTAAATGCTTTAAACAGCCGCAAACGTGTAGATAAAATCAGAAAGGTCGCATAATTGCATTGACTTATTTGGGCCAATGAGCCAGTATTACGACATAAGCTGCCGTACGTGTTCTTAGAATGCGACGGCGGCTTTTTTATTGCCTGTAATCTGCATAACGGCAAGGGCATTGAGATTGGCGGCGACTGGCCTCTAACCGTTTGGCGACGCAATGCTCTTGACCGTTGTGGTGAATGCGCAGGCTGATGCGCTGCTACAGGTGACTCATGAGCGCCCAAGCCGATCCTGATCAGTGAAGCGAGGAATCTCCATGAGCAAGCCGGATATCAGCGCCGGCCACCACACACCAAATCGAACTACTGCAATATCTTCAGTAGTTGAAAAATGAACAATTCAAGGTCGCCACAGAGCGGCCTTTTCTTTTTTTGCGCCCACTCCAGATTTCCCCATGTGACAGGGGTGGGGCGCTTTTTAACATGGATTTGTAACGGTGACTGACGCATAGCGGAGGATTTCTCAGGTGACATTGAGAAGTTTAACCGGACTCGCTCAGCTCACAACCTCATCAAATCCTAAAGCGAGTCCCCTTAACGGGGGTGGAAATGCGCAAGATGCCAGATAAAGATCCGGGCTACTGGGCCAGCCTGATAGCCTGGCTTTATGCCCATAAGAGTGAATCAGGATACGCGGCGTTGTCCGGGGCTATGGCCCTGCTGAGAGCATCGTATTTCGGGAAAGACACATGGCCGCGCCGGTTAATGGACGCCGCTATGTGCAGTATGTTCGCATTTTTCGTTAAGCCAACCCTGCAGGTGATTATTTCTATCTTCGGATGGAATGTCGGGGATGACTTCGCCTGGGTGGCGGCAATCCTTATTGGCTTCATCGGTGTCGATTACATCTCGTTCCGTTTCAAGAAGCTTACCGATCGGAAATTTGGAGGCGCGGATGAAACTCAGCAATAACGGCATTGCCTTTATCAAACGTGAAGAGGGCGAAAGGCTGTTGGCCTATCCGGATTCTGTTGGCGTCTGGACGATCGGCGTTGGCCACACAGGCACAGTAGATGGCAAGCCGATCGCAAAAGGGATGACAATCACGCCCGCGCAGTCAACCAGCCTGCTTTTAAGCGATCTGGCCTGGGCAGAGTCGGCCATCGGCAGTAATGTCAAAGTGCCGCTGACGCAGAATCAATACGACGCGCTGTGCAGTTTCGTCTTCAACGTCGGCCGTACCGCCTTTACCGGCTCAACGCTGCTGAAAAAGCTTAACGCGAAAGACTATGCGGGCGCCGCTGACCAGTTTTTGCAGTGGAAGCGCGCCGGCCAGTTTGCGGATCTGCTTCTGCCACGCCGTAAGCGAGAAAGGGAGCTGTTCATCACATGAAAATCATCGGCTTTATCCGGAATTATTCGCACCTCATCGTTATCGGCCTGATTTGCGTCTGCCTGTGGGGGCTGAATGCCCGCAACTCTCAGCTTACGGCCACTAATGACCGGCTGGAAAAGCTGGCAAACAGTAAAGACGACCAGATTAACGATCTGCGTTCTAAAAACGATGGCCTCGCATCCTCAGTGAATGACCTGGTCACAGCAGTGAATAAGCAAAACGCCGTCATGTCTCAGGTAGTTGAGCAACGGGCAGAAACAGCACAGCAAAACAGGAAGCTTCAGAGTGAAATTAAACGTTACCTTGCGGCGGACAAGTGCGCTGTTGCTCCTGTTCCCGCTGGCGCTGCTGACCGGCTGCGCGACGCAGCAAAAGCCGCTGGTGGAGTACCGGACAATCAACCAGCCAAACCTGCCGCTTCCCGCTGAATTAACCGCCCCGATTGACGTACCGCCGGTGCCGGACAATATGACGTTCGGCCAGGCGGTTGAGTTAACCGCAGAGCTGTACGGATTGCTGGGGCAGGCCAATATCGACCGGGCGGCGATCAGCAGTATCGAGCAACAAAAACGGTAGTCATCCCCAGGCGCTTTCTCACCAGGGCGCCTGATGATGAAAATCACCAGGAAATAAAAATGCTAATAACCCCGAAAGCTCCTGTTATCGGGGCTAAAAAAAGAAAGGGAATATGGGTACCAGCGCTTAACAGCATCGGAAAGGTATCCGATACGATAAAAGCAATTCTGCTTTCTACTGAAAACCTTGATCCACGAATCACCTATTCTGGCCCGCCCCATCTTTATTGGGAAGCATCAGGCAAGCTGTCTACATCATCCGCTAATGCCTGGCCGCTTGAATATCGCGACGGTGTAGCCATTGGCAGGCACCAGCCGGAACCGGCCAGCACAAACATTCAGGTGAACGGTCGCGCCATTGCAGAAAGCACCAACGTGCAGAAGTCTGGCACGTTCTCCATCGTGGTAGACCAGACCGGCGCACCGGACGGCAAAGCGATCGGCCGCCTGCCGGTGGCAGCATCGAGCTATATGGTCAGCCAGGATAACGGCGGCGCCCAGATTGTGCCGCTTGCCCGCTACAACTTAACAAGCAAGTGGCAACGCATAGCCGCAGCCGCCAGGGTGACTGACTCCAGTCGTGTGCGTCTCTGGCTAGGCCGCAATGCAGAAGCCAGTAACGGACAGCCGTCCTTGTGGCTCACACAGAGCGCTAACGTTGCCGCCGGTAACTACGTGTTCTCATGGTTCGTTAAAGCCAGCGATGATGGTGTAACGTTCCCGGCTGGCCTGGGCATGATAGAGACTGGCAACTATCCCTATGCGACATCCCCGATCGTCACTGAGTCCACCTCAACAGTAACGCGACCGGCATCATCGGTAACTGTCCAGAGAGACGGTAACGCAAAAAGCATCACGATCTATTTCAGCGACAACACCAACACCACTATTCCATTTAACGGTGCCGCATCGGTAACCGTCCCGTTTGCTACTACTCACTGGGGCGAGCGATACATGACGCGCATTGAGTACGGAGCTTAACGATGGCTACGCAGGATTTTAATTTAACCAGTTCTGACTGGGTTCAGATAACCGACGGATCACAGCAGGCATCAATTCAGGTTATTGACGGGCAGGCTTATCTGCGCGACTCGGCCCAAAAGCCAGCAAAGGGAACAAAGGGTCACCATCTCAATACGCGTGAATGGTTGGGAGCAACCACACCACAGATTATCTGGATGCGACCTGCAGGCAATGGCGCTCATGTGGTTGTCACCTTTACGACGTAACACGATATTCCGCATGTTCATCTCGGCAACTAAGAGGATCCACCATGTCGCTTAAACGCAAAGAGCTGCCTCGCTATCAGGGAAAAGAAACCCAGGTGCTGGCGCTGAAAATTAAAGAAGTCCGCCAGGCGGTAGACGGCACCGGCGTTATCGTGCCGGAAGATGAATTCTATCCAGAGTTCGACGTGTCCGGCGAGTACATGAGCAAGAACCAGCCGAAGAAAGGCGGCTATTACGTTGAAAGCATCGACGGCCAGCCGTTCTACATGGAAGCCGGCGACTTCTCCAAGCAGTACTCACTG